AAGAAGTATTCTTAAAGAAATTGATCCTAAAGAATTTCAAGAAAATTCAGGATCTAACAGTAGAGTTTACAGATAAAAATACCTTTATCTGTGGTGGAAATGGCACAGGAAAGACAACGCTTCAAGATGCGTTCTTGTGGCTGTTATTTGGGAAGGACAGCACGAATAGGGCTGATACCAACTTTAACATTAAAACGTTGGGAGAAGATGGAAAACCAATCTTACACCTTGTACATAGCGTAACTGGTGTATTGTCTATCAATGGCAGAGATGTTGAACTGCAACGTAACTATGTTGAAAAATGGGGAAGTGGTGTAAACGCTGGTGTCCTTCAAAACCATGCTACAGAGTTTTATTTGAATGGTGTAAAGCTCAAAACGAAAAAGGAGTATGATGCGGAAGTAGCAGCGATCTTGCCGGAAGATGTTTTTAGAATGATTACTAACCCGTTATATTTCCCGACCATGAAGGCGCAAGATCAGAAAGCTATGCTGCTTGAAATGGCTGGTAACGTTACAAATGAGGAAGTAGCCAATATCAATCCAAAGTTTCAAGAGCTGATTAGTCTTATTTCAGGCAGAACCTTAGAGCAATTAGCCAAAGAAATAGCCTCTAAGAAATCAGCTATCAAAGATGAGTTAAAGGGTATTCCTGGTAGAATTGATTCGGTACGTGATGCAATGCCTGAAAGTGAGGACTGGGCGGTTTTGGAGAAGGAAATAGCCGACAAAAAAGAGAAAATTAAAAATATTGATAGCCAGTTAGCCGATAAAAGCAAGCAGATAGAAGCAGAGTTCAAAGCCAAATCTGAGTTGCAAAAGCAAATCGGGAACAAAAAACTTGCCAAGTCGCAAAGAGAAAATGAGATAAGACAAAATGCCAATAAATCCTACCATGACGTACTGGATAATATTTCAAAGCTGGAATATCAAGTTAAAAGCAAGGATGCTGAAATATCCCGTAAACAAGAGGATCATTCTCGTATCAAAGCTACTATCGAAGCTCTAAATAATGATTTGGAAGTATTGAGAGGTAAGTTCTATGCCATAGATGCGGAAACGTTACAGTACCCGGAAGGAGCTTTTATTTGCCCGACTTGTAAAAGAGAGTTGGAGGTAGAAGATATTCAAGCCAAGCAACAAGAATTACAGGACAACTTTAATCTCAACAAGGCAAACCGACTGAAAGCAGTGCAAAATGAAGGCAAGGAAAAAGCTGCAAAAGTTGAAGAGCTTAAAAAGCAGTGTTCAATTATTCAAGCTGCTATAACTCAGTTGAGTAACGAGAAAGAAGTATTGGTACATAATATCAATGAATGTAAAGGGAATATGCCGGAAGAACAAGATACACAAAAGATCATTCTTTCCGATCCTACCTGGCTTTCTCTCAGTAATGAAATTGTAGATCTTGAAAACCAGTTAAAGGCAGAAGCCAAACCTATAGACACAACAGAGCTGAAAGAAGCTAAGGCTATTCTTTCTGAGGCTATAGATGAGCTGAATAAGAAGCTGGGTAAACGTGATACTATAGAGCGTTCCAATAAAGTTATTGAGGATCTGGAGGATAGAAGAGATAAAAACAATGAAGCTCTGGCAGAACAAGAACGTTTGGAGTTTTTGGTACAAGACTTCCAGAAAGAAAAAGACAACAAGCTGATGGAACGTATTAACGGAATGTTCTCTTTGGTTAAGTTCTCATTTATCAGCGAAAAGTTGAATGGGAATGAGGCTATAACCTGCTTTTGCTCTGTAGATGGTGTGCCGTTTGCCGATGTAAACAATGCTTCAAAAATCAATGCCGGGCTGGATATAATAAACGCTATATGTCGATCTGTAGGTATTACAGCACCCATTTTCATTGATAATCGGGAAAGTGTGAACGATCTTATACCTACCATGTCGCAAGTAATAAACCTCGTGGTTAGCAAAGATAAATCTTTGATGATACGTGTTGCCGGAAATGGAGCAATGGAAGAATACAAACAACTTTAAATAATAATTTTATGACACAAGAAAATTCAAGTGGTACACAAGTAGTTAGTACCCAATCAACGAAAATGCCAGTACAGGCAAAAAAAATAGATGTGCTGAAAACTATGCTTAACGCTCCTTCTGTAATGGAACAATTTAAAAATGCGCTTTCTAAGAACGCTTCCACATTTGTTGCTTCCATTATTGATCTATACAACTCGGATTCAAATTTACAATTATGTGAGCCGAAAGCGGTTGTAGCGGAATGTCTGAAAGCTGCTGTTTTGAAATTGCCAATCAATAAGGCTTTGGGGTACGCTTTCATTATCCCCTTCAATAACAGCAAAAAAGTAGATGACTTGGACGAAAAAGGTAAGCCCAAAATAGGCTCAGACGGTAAGCCTATCCAAAAGTATATCAAGGTTATGGAGCCAACGTTTCAACTGGGGTACAAGGGTTATATTCAGCTTGCGGAAAGATCCAATCAATACCGTACCATTAACGCAGATGTCGTTTTTGATGGTGAAGTTCGTAAAGTGAACAAACTTACTGGCGAGATCGCTTTTGACGGGGAAAAGAAGTCTGATAAGATCATAGGTTACTTCTGCTATTTTGAATTGCTTAACGGCTTCTCTAAGACGTTGTACATGACTGTTGAACAAATGGCTACCCACGCCAAACGCTACTCCAAAGGGTTAAAGAAGGAAACAACCGTAGAAAGCCTTATGAAACTTGCCGAACTGCCTTTCTCGGCAGACAGTAAAACCGTTGGATGGCTCGGTAATTTTCATGGGATGGCTATCAAAACCGTTATCAGAAATTTACTTAGTAAATACGGCTATCTCTCTATAGAAATGCAACAAGCATTTGAAAATGACGTTGAGGGTGCGGAAGAGCATACAGACGCTATGCCCACAATGGGAACACAACGTTTTGATGTATCAGATGTTAGCTTTGAGGAAGTTTCTAATACCAGTGCCAATACTGCAACGGCTTCCAATGAAAATAAGCCAGGTTTCTAATGGGAATGGAATTAAGAGTTTTGGGCAGCTCGTCCAGTGGTAATTGCTACATACTGGATAACGGCAATGAGGCTTTGATTATCGAGGCTGGAATACGTTTCATAGACGTAAAAAAGGCTTTGGATTTCAATATTCGCAAAGTCGTAGGCTGCTTAATAACTCATCAGCATAACGATCATGCTAAATATGCTAAGGCAATGGTAGATTGTGGCTTTCATGTATTGGCTCTTCCAGAAGTGATAGAAAGCAAGGAATTGAAAGGTTCCAGAGTAAAAGCCATTAAAATAGGATCGGGCTATCTGCTTGGTGGTTTTCGGGTGATCCCCTTCCCTGCTTTCCATGATGTACCTTGTGTTGGCTATTTCATTAAGCACCCGGATTGTGGTAGTATTATGTTTTTAACGGATAGTTGCCAGTCTGGATATACTTTTTCTGGATTGAATCATATACTGATTGAATGTAATTACTCTGATACAAAACTGATAGAAAGCATTAATGCCGGGCGTGTCCTTCCTACACAAAGAAACAGATTAATGGTTTCTCACATGGAGCTGGAAAGTTGCAAACAAGCTCTAAAAGAAAACGATTTGAGCAACGTTGCAAACATAGTTCTTTTACACCTCTCATCTAATAACAGCGATGAGCATTTATTTGTATCTGAGGTGCAAAAAATTACTGGAAAGGCGGTTTATGCTGCTAAACCAGGTTTGAGTATAACCTTAAACAATTTTTAGGTATGATACAAGGATTTTCAGAGCAAACAAAACCTCTAACCGATTATGAGGACAAAGTTATTCTGCCTCTCATAGTACAAGGGCTTCACGGTAAGGTGGGTAAATATAAAGCGATTACAAATAAAGCGATGTGTTCGGCTTTAAAGTCTTATGGGTGTAAAATTGATAGTCCACGAATAAGAAAGATTATCAACCATATTAGACTTTCGGGTATGGTGATTGGGCTGATCGCCACAAGTGAAGGCTACTATATCGCAGAAACACGTAAGGAGCTGGAAGATTACCTGAGAAGCCTTGAAGGTAGAGAAGGAGCTATACACGCAGTTAGAAAGAGTTTAGAAAAACAGCTACAGCTATATGACAAATAAAGTTTTGATAGAAAAGAAGGGTGGGCTATTCAACCTTAGACCGTTATACGACTTGTTTTCTCATTCGGTAGATGGGATTTACCAGGTAATAGTGAAAAAGGTTAGGAAGCCACGTTCCAACGATCAAAACGGCTGGCTATGGGGGTGTATCTATCCAATGCTGTTAGATGGGTTGCTTAATGCCGGATGGGAATTTACAAGCGTGGAACAAGTACACGAGTTTTTTAAGGCTCAAATGACTAAAGACAAAGTAGTAAACAAACATACGGGTGAGATTATAGAATTTCCCGGATCAACTGCAACAATGGACACGTTAACATTCTCAACATATTGCGAGAAGCTCAGAGAGTATGCTTTGGAATACTTGAATATAGAAATACCTGATCCCGATCCTAACTGGAGGAAAGCCGATGAAGAAAATACCCAATCACTTGGTAAATGAGCTTATCCGGCTTATTCCAGTGCTAATAGAAAATATCCCACACGAAGGTAGAAGTACCAGAGTGGATAATGCGATACGATTAACTAACAAAATTGTCAAACGATTAAAATCTTTAAAAGATGAAAGTAATTGAAATTACTGAGATTGAAGTAAAGGCAGCTTTAGACGTTGCTAAAAGTGAAGAAGTGAAAAACGTGTTGGTAGCCTTGTTCTGCAAAGGTGAAAAGAAACCAACCCCTACCCTTGATGATTACACGACAATCCGAAGTTATGAGGATGCGTGTGCTGCTTTAAAGTGTTCCCCTATTGATGAGAAGGCTTTGCGTTCTGCTGGAGTAAGAAAAGGGATTATTGCCTTAATCAAACTTGAAACAATCAGCCGGGCTTTGTGGGGTAAGAATTACCAGCCTAAACCGGATGCAAGCGGTAGCAGCCGTTTCTATTTCCCCTGGTTTGCTTTGTGGACTGAGAGAGAAATCAAAGAAACAGAAGGGCTTGTGTATATTCCAGTTATTGACGCTCTAAACAATCGTGCGGGCTTCGGTTCTGCGCATACGTATAACGCCCCCTCGGATACGTATGCGAATGTCGGCTCTCGGCTTTGGCAAGAATCAAGAGAGAAAGCAAAGTATTTCGGGCAGCAATTCATTGAATTGTGGTTTGATTATTTGATGTTTAATGTAAAGAAGGTGCAAGAATGACAACAATATTTTATATACTGATAGCCTTCTGCCTTTTCTTTGAAGTGCTGAATTTGGCAGCTTGCAAAAAAGTTTTCGCTGCTGTGGAAAAGTATAAGGACAAAAACGATCTTACTGAGATAAGCCCGGTTTTCGCTGTTTGGAGAATGTGCAACTGGATCTACCTTATATTGTGCTTCATAGGTTTAATAAGCTCTCAATGGATAGGTTTTCTTGCATTGATTGTTTTAAGCCTTATCCCTAAGAAGTGGTTTACATGGAGAATTATAGATAACATATTAGGAATCGCAATCTTACTGTTTGTTCTCTTGAATAAGTACCACTTTCAAATAGACTTCAATTCATTAATAATCAAACTTATTTTGCAATGAAAGATATAATGTTGGCTGATACTCCAGTGGAGCAAAGAGCGCAAATTTTACGTGATAGCTGCGATGAGGTCGTAGAGAAAAGTTATCTCTCAAAGTTCTCTCAGGAAGAAACTAATGAGCTTCGGGCTAACCTTGTAGAAGTTCAGATACAGATGCAAGAACTGACAGAAAATTTTGATGTAGTTAAAGCTGACTTCAAAGGGAAAATGAAGCCACTGCAAGAACGGATCGGAAAAATGCTTGATGATTTGAGAAAAGGCGGTGAGTACATTAAAGGTGAGTGCTACAAGTTCATAGATCAAGACGAAGGAAGAGTAGGTTACTATACGCCAGACGGTTATTTGCTGGAGGAAAGACCTATGAAGCCGGAAGAAAGGCAGAAAACAATTCAAATGGCAGTGCGCTTGACTGGCACAGATAATTAATTTATTAACATCTTAATTTTTAAAACATTATGGAAGAAAAAAACAAAGGTTTGAACATTAACATCGAACATTACACTGGAGAGAAACCTATTGAAGTAGTTTATAGACTTGGTGACGCAGCACAAGCACAACAACCGCTTGCAACCAAAGCCCCGGAAAAGATCAGTGTTTCCGGCACTATCTCCACTCCGTATGAATGGCTTTCCAAGCGAATAGGTACTGTAGATCAGAAACGTGCAAATGTCGTTGTGAATCGTGAGAAAATGACAATTCAGCTCACTGTAAACGAAGATGATTATTACAATAAAAACACATTCACTGGTACGGTTGAAGTATCTGAAACGTTTGAGAAGTTCGGTATTAATGATGGTGAAAAGGGCTGGATCCCTGCCAAATTAGGACAATTCTTGCGTCTGAATCGTGGTTTGTTTGAAGATAAAGAAAAGTGCATGGTACTTGTTTCCAATCTCAAAAACTTCAATGCAAAAGCAAAGGCAGAGATTGAGAAACAAAGAGATCCTTCTGGTTCCGTTGCTGATGTTTACCGTTGCCAGGTAGAAAGTAATTTGCCGAAGAGCTTTACCGTAAACATGGCTATCTTCAAGGGAACTGCAAAACAGCCCATCGAAATTGAGTTCGATCATTATCTGACAAATGGAGAAGTGTTTTTGCAACTTGTTTCGCCAGGAGCAAATGAAGTGATGGAAAGTTACAGAGATAAGTGTATTGATGAAGTGCTGGATAAGATCAAGGATATTGCCCCCGATATTGCAATTCTGGAAGTGTAACCGTTCAAACATAATTATAGGAAAGCTGGGAATTATCCCGGCTTCCTTAAAAATTCTCTCTATGGCAAGAAAACAAGAAACTCCTATGCCTTTCTATGTTGGCGATTGGTTGAGGTGTCCTGAATTAAGGGTACTTCCACCAGACGTTAGGGGCTTGTGGATGGATATGTTATGCTATATGTGGGAAAGTGTAGAACGTGGTGTTATGGTTATGCCAAACGGACAGCCTTGTACGAAAGAGGATATAGCCCGTATCATAGGTACGGATTGCTCAGGATCTTCTAAATGGGTAGATTCTTTGATAGAAAACAAGGTGTGTGAAGTTCGGGAAGATGGAGCTATTTATAGTAGGCGTATGGTAAAAGACAACCTGATAAGTGAGAAAAGAAGGCTGGCAGGTAAGAAAGGGGGTGAGATCACTAAGGCAAGGGTTTTCATTCCAAAAGCAGAAGCAGAAACGATCCTACAAGAGCAGCCCCAACAACCGCAACAGGAAGTTTTACTGTTTCCACAAGAAAGCCCACCACCTTTAACGCCAGAGCAGCAAAAAAAGGCTGAGAAGGCAAAAAAATACAAGTATGCTGAGTTCGTAACACTAACAAGGGATGAATACGCTAAGTTATGCGCTGAATATTCTGAGGAAGGAGCCAAACGGATGATTGAAATACTTGATAACTATAAAGGATCAAAAGGGAAAAAGTATAGTTCTGACTATAGAGCCATACTAAACTGGGTAGTAAATAGATATAACGAAGAAATACAAAAGTATGGATATAAACATAAAGAATCAGCTTCAAAAGATCCTGGATCGGCAACTGGAAACGACTACAGAAACACGATTTAGAATAGAAGGATATTCTAAGGAAACAGTTCAGGAAATGCTGCTTATGTGCTATCAGCATGAGGTGCGCAAAAGGCGTATTCCGTTTCAGGAAGATAAGGAAACACTGGAGAAAATAGAAAAGGCTGCAAAATGGCTTACTGGCGATTATAAAGTAGGATTGCTGCTATATGGAATAGTGGGATCCGGCAAATCTACTTTAGGCAAGGCGATTTGTAACCTTATCGGTATTCTACACAATAGCTCCATATCCAGTGAGCGAAAAGGTGTATTCCGGGTTTCAGCTTTGGATTTGGCAAAAAATGTGGCTAATGATCCTATGTACTTCAATAAGCTCAAAAATCAAGAACTGCTTTTTATTGATGATATAGGAACTGAACCAGCAAGTGTAAAAAGTTGGGGTAACGAGTTCTCACCAGTGGTAGAACTGCTTTATGCCAGATATGATAGACAGTTATTCACTATCGCAACTTCCAATCTCAAAGATTCCGATTTTGGGGAACGTTACGGTATAAGAATAGCTGATCGGATGGAAGAAATGTTTGAACGTATTTATTACCAAAACAAGAGTTATAGAAAATGAGTGAGATAAATTGGAACGAGTTAAAAGACAAAGCCCATTCCAACGCAGTAAAACATGGATTTTGGGAAGGCAGACCAAGCGATAAGCACTTTCTTTGCCTGGTTATTTCGGAGCTTATGGAAGCTGTGAACGCCCATAGAAGAAATAAGTTTGCAAGAGTACCAGCCAACAGAAAAGAAACAATATTCGATGATCGTACTTTCCACCATGAAAACAAGTATTTCAGAGAAAACTTTGAAGAGTATGTGAAAGATACAGTAGAAGATGAATTAGCGGATGCTGCTATTCGATTACTGGATCTTGCTGGAGCAAATAATCTGAATTTAAATAGATTCTGTTTGCAACACGTAGTTACTCCTAAGAAAAGTTTTACAGAAAATATATATGCTATCGTAAAAGATTTGGTGAACTACAAATATTCTCAGGAAGAACAGATTAACTATGCTCTTCACCAGATACGAAGATTATCCGAAATTCTCAAAATTAACTTACTGTGGCATATTGAGCAAAAGATGTATTACAACGAAGGTAGGGAAAATAAACACGGAAAGGAATATTAAAATTTACCAAGTAAACATTATGAATACGAGTTTTGAACGAAGTAAGCAGACAACGGATGAGTGGTACACTCCCAAATGGATAGTGGACGCTTTAGGGAGTTTTGATCTTGATCCATGCGCTCCTGAAAACCGTTTGTGGAACACCGCCAAAAGACATATAACGCCTTCTGAGGATGGTTTAAAAACTGAATGGGGGGGGTAAGAGTATGGTTAAATCCTCCGTATTCACGCCCTCTTATTGAGCGATTTGTGGAAAAGATGGTAAGGAACAACAACGGTATAGCATTGCTTTTTAATCGCTGTGATAGCAAGATGTTTCAAGATCTCATTTTCCCAAATGCAAGCGCAATAATGTTTGTGAAGGGTAGAATAAAATTCTATCGACCAGATGGTACACAAGGAGATAGCCCAGGGTGCGGTAGCGTTCTTATAGCCTTTGGTGAGGAAAACGCAAAAATACTGGAATATTCTAATATACCTGGTAAATATATAAAACTCAACAATTAAGATGGAAAAGAAAAAAGTAATATTGACCTTATGCAAGTCTTTCCCCGTAACTCATAGCAAAGCTGGCGAGGCTACAGACTTTGAAAAGAAGCTGAAAGACAAAAGTAAGATCCATACAATCCGATACAACGCAAAAAATGTATGGAATGGACGGTATAAAGATATTGTTTCTGGTAAAAAATATCTTTCAATACGTGAATGGACTGGCAGACCGTATAATTCGGAGCAAAAGGAAATAGCCCAATTACCCAAAATCGGACTGCAACACGTAACCATGACATATAGCTCTGAGGATGCTTACCCTGAAATATGGATAGACAACAAGAAAGTTTCAATCCATGAAGTAGCGAAAAATGATGGTCTGAGCGTGGAGGACTTTGTAGAATGGTTTTTCGGGAACAACAAAGAGAATGTTTTTGAAGGTGTAGTTATTCATTTTACAGATTTTCGGTACTGATATGAGCGAACAAGAATTAAAAGAGCAACTTGGTGATGAACTTTGCGAGTTTTGCCCCTGGCGAAAAGGTGAAATAGATCATACGTTCGATTCTCTTTGTGAAGGCTCTTATTGCGATGATGCTTTTGATAACTTTTTAGATGAAAACGAAGGTTATTTCGATGATGAAGAATAATCACTGTAGCGAATGTAAATACTATTGGTGTTATCCTCATACAACCCAAATGTATTGCTACAAGTTAGGTAAACGGATAACAGCCAGAAAGAAAAGCTGTAAACATTATCAACCCAATAGTTAATAAAAATGGAAACTAATGCAACAAAAAGAACTGATATTTTCCAAATAGATCCACGTAACATAGTGGTGATGGATGATTTCAATGCTCGTAGAGATTTCGATTTAGAGGAATTAAAGGAGCAAATCAAAGCTAAAGGAGTTCTTAACCCTATTACCGTACTTCCTTTCAAAGATGAGGACGGTATAGAACGGTACAAGCTGGTGGATGGTGAAAGACGCTATCGGGCTACCATGCTTGCGATTGAAGAGGGTACAAACATTCCTTACATTAAGGCTTTGAAGCTGCCTAAAGACACAAGTACGGAAGAGCTTCTAATCGAGCAAATGATGAGAAATGAGGGAAAGCGTTTTTCTGAATATGAGTGCGGTATCATGTTCAAACGCTTTAAAGAAGAGTTCGGATATACCCAAAATGAGATAGCTGAAAAGTTTAAAAAATCTCCGGCTTTTGTGAGTAAATGTTTATCCCTAATGGATCTCCCTATAGAGATTCAGGAACGTATTATAAACAAACAAATATCGGCTTCTGCTGCTAAGGACATTGTAGCCAATTACGATACGGAAGAGGAACAAGTAAACGCCACGAGAAAAGCCGTAGAATTAGCCGAAAAGCAAGGGAAAAGGACTGTTACCAATAAAGAGATTAACGCTGTACAGAAAGAGGCTAAGGAAGCCAAAGAGATAGCTCAGGCACTCCGTAAGGTGTGGGCTTATCTGGATGGCGGTGTTATGGTAGATGTGGATAAGCTGGCTATCCTTCTGGATAAAACAGAGAGTTTGAGTAATGCAATGAAACAATATAAAAAATTGAGTAAATGAAAGTAGTGTTTTTTGACCTGGAAACTACAGGAACGTTAGTAAACAAACATGGGATCCACCAAATTAGCGGTATGATCGTTATAGACGGTGAAGTAAAAGAAACCTTTGATTTCAAGGTACAGCCTAACCCTAAAGCGGAAATAGTGCAAGAGGCTTTAGATGTGGCTGGTGTAACCAAAGAGCAGATTCTATCTTATCCGGCAATGGGGTATGTGTACGGACAATTTACGGCTATTTTGAACAAATACGTGGATAAGTACAATAAGCAGGATAAGTTTTTCCTTGCTGGTTATAATAATGCTTCATTTGATAACCAGTTTCTCCGTGCATGGTTTTTACAGAATGGAGATAAATATTTCGGATCTTACTTCTGGAGTAATTCTATAGATGTAATGGTTTTGGCAACTCCTTATCTGGCTTCTCAACGCTCACAGATGGAAAATTTCAAGCAAGGAACTGTAGCAAAGGCACTCGGTATAGAAATAGACGAAAGCCGGCTACATGATGCCTTGTATGACATTCAAGTATGCAAATCTATTTACGATATTGTTTCACCATATAAAATGTAATGTTATGGAAAAGATTAATATTCAACTTCCTCAGTATTGGAAAAAGAAGAAACTTAACCCGGAGTTTGTAAAAGAACTTGAATCAACTGCAAAAAGCGATCCGTTTACAAAAGATGGGTTCGGGGAATATCGGTTTGGTACATTTCTTCATGGTTGCGCTATTGTCAAAGTTGAAATGACTGATAACCTTCTGAGCGTTGCTATTCACAGCCAACACCCTATAGGTTTGCCAATGATTAAGGAGATTCGATATAAATACGCTCCGAATAATTGTCTTATGACAATGCTAATGCCTTCAAGGGAACAGCAGATTAGCGATAATACCGTAGTGCTTTATCAGATTCCAGGATCTTTTAGCGATACGACAGATGTTGAATTTGAGGAAGGGAAAGAATGATCTATATAGGGATTGATACAGGTGTACATACCGGGATTGCTATCTGGGATAACCGAAAGCGTTCTTTGGAAATGGTAAAACAAATGCCTATTCATAGGGCTATGGCGGTTGTTCAGTCTTATGCGGATATGCAAAAGACGGGTGTAGGCGATAAAGTCATAGTAAGAGTGGAGGATCCACGACAACGCACATGGTTTGGTACAGAGAGAATGACACGTGAAGAGGAACGGAAGAGGCTACAAGGTGTAGGATCCGTAAAACGTGATGCTACAATTTGGGAAGATTACCTTACCGAACTTGGTATTGAGTTTGAAATGGTTGCTCCTAAACGGAATATAACAAAGATGAGCCAGGAATATTTCAAGCAGCTTACGGGATGGAAAAAGCAAACCAACGAGCATAGTAGGGATGCTGCCATGTTAGTATTTGGCTTTTAGATGTTTTTTGCTCTTTGTTGGCGTATATGTACACCAAAATTTATATCTTTGCATTAATTGATAACATTGATATTATGACTATTACGACAACTATCTTTATAGTAGCAGGTGCTTTGGCGGTATTCATTACCGCTATGCACTTTGCAAATCTTTTCCTACCGTATGATCCGATTACACCAGGTAAATCTATTACCGTATATCTGGATGGTAAGTTTAATAGGGTGGCAACGATCACGAGTATAGAGAACGGTTGTATCTATGTGTATGATAAATTCCCGTTGCCATTGCATTATAGAGGAAAATTTTACGCTGTAGGCAGAATGACGGACGGGCATAAGGTTATGTTTTTAGGGAAGCGGAAACTTTATCTGTTGATGCGCTTTGTGGAGGCTTTCAGAAAGATTGCCCGTATTCCTGAATTTGAAAAGGAGGTTTAACATGGAAGAGATAGAGATTGTTTACCGTAAAATCTCGGATCTAACTCTGTTGGATGATAACCCACGAAAGATAAGCAAGAGAGATTTAGAGCGTTTGGTAGATTCCATCCGCATAAATGGTTTCTGGAAGCACCGCCCTATTGCCTTATCTGAGCGTGAAGGAAAGTTATATGTACTGGCAGGACACCAACGGATAAAGGCTGCAAAGAAGCTGAAAATATCGGAAGTGCCGACAATCTTGTACCACAACCTGACCGAAGAGCAGGAAGCGGATATAGTTCTAAGGGATAACATCAACAATGGTGAATGGGATTTTGAAAAGCTACAGCTTGGAGATTGGAGCAACAAGGCTGATTTCTCTTTTATCGGTTTAGATATTCCAGTAGAGGATAAACAGCCGGAAGATGAGGAAGCAGCCGATGAAGAACAAGAGGGCAACGAGAAAGAGGAAGGCTCGGAAGATGATCCGATAGCGGATGAAAAAGAGGATTTTTACAGATCCATGCTTAACGATTGTTTGTATGAGAGCAATAATGAGTTTGACATTCCTAATTTGTTGCTGGAAGAACAAGCCGGAAAACTTCTTTTGCCTTTTGCCCCCTGGGGAGCTGATAGCCGATTAAGGAAAGATGTTGCTACTTACCACTTCTATGTAGATGATTATCGCTTTGAAGCTATTTGGAAAGATCCGATCAAGGTGCTAACCAGTGGTGTAAAAGCGTTGGTAGAGCCAAACCTTTCCGTTTACGATACAACCCCGATAGCTTACGGTTTACAACAGATTTACAAGAAACGTTGGATAAGCCGATACTTTCAAGAGTGCGGTATCAAGGTGTACGCAGATCTGAATGTTTCTGTGAAGTTCAAAGAGTATAATAAGCTGGGCTTACCAAAAGGTTATAACGCTTTTTTCACTCGTGGCTATGCTGGTCGGTTGGAATATCTGAAAGGAGAGCTTGAAGTAGCCAAAGAAATATCCGGCTTGCAAACTCCTAACTTGCTTGTGTATGGCGGTGGTGATGAGATCAGAAAGTTTTGCATAGACAACAGCCTGGTTTACGTCCAGGACTTTATTAACGATAAAAGTTCAAAAAAAGATGGCAAAAACAAGCGGAAGTAATGGAGGTTTGCCGAATGGCGATTCAAACTACAAAGGTACGGTAGGCAAACTGGAACCTTTGGCTTCAATTAAGAACCCGAAGGTGTACAAGTCTGTAAAAGAAAGTATCTCACGTTTTCACTCTGTTTTGGGAGTAAGACAGAAAGATATTAAGATCGGGCAACTGGAGGCTGGTACGGGTGGGGTGCATATTTCCCAAAATGGAGTATCTAAACAAGTCGTTTTGAATAAATCCGTTTTCAATGGGAAAAACACCACAACCCAAAGCGTTGCTAAATGGGCTGAGAAGGGCTACAAAAGCGGACACTTGACGAAAACCAACAAGCCAGTAGCACATATTGTTACTCACGAGCTGGCGCACGCAACTTGGAACAACCATTTAACAAGCCCCAATGCAAAGGCAGCAAGTAAAAGCATAAACAGCCTTTATAAGAAATGGGGTAATGATAAGTCGAAACAAGGTTATGGTAAATATGCCAAAACCAATGTAAACGAGTTCTGGGCAGAAGTATGTACAAAAGCCGTTCATGGTAAGGCAGATAAGTACACAAAAGCAGCTAAAGATATAATCAAGAAGTATAAATTATAACGTATATTTGCGGAAAACCCAATAAAATATTGAGCTATGGATAAAATAGAATTAACCGATTTGCAAAAGCAGCTTATTCAAAAGCAGCTAAATGAAAAGTACGATCCGTTTATGGCTACGGAAGAAGAACAAGAAGCCTTCAATGACGTAATAGACAAAGCCGAAGCATTATCGGATGAGCTGGATGCTGTAGATGATTACATAGACAACTACAACGGTGATATGATAGCCTGGTTTTGGGCAAAATACCAAGAGCAGGAACAAAAGGAACAATGATAAATTAACCAGGTAAAGAATTAATCAGGTGGGAGTTCCTATCTGATTTTTTCTTTCCTTAATTGGTGTATATGTACACCAAAAAACAACGAATAAACAACGGAATGGCACTCTTTGAGAAAGGCAATAACATAGGGAATAGATTCACAAGCGAAAACCAGCCAAAGAAAAATGGTCGGAAGCCCTCAATGTATAAACAGCTCAAAGAGCTTACAGGTAAAAAAGTAGATTATGAGCTGAGCAAAGAGGACTATTATAAAACAATTCGGTTTCTTCTTGAACGATCCAAAGGAGAGTTAAATAAAATCATGGCTGACGCAAACAGAGAAGATAGCACTACTCCTATTTGGGTGTGCAATATTATCAGTGCAATCTTCACAGATATTCGCTTTGGTCGGACTTCAACGGTTGAAATGATATTTGATAGGATTTTTGGCAAAGCAGCCCAACCGATAGAAGGGGATATAAACGCCAATGTGTCTGGTGGACTGGAGCCGGATCTATCCAAACTTTCAACCGAAGATCTTTTGGTTTATCATGGACTATTGGAAAAGATGAATGGCAAAAAATAAAAACATACAAATACCAATGGCTCTTGCAGTCAAAATAGAGCTGTTTAAACGTGGCTGTTTTGACTTCATTACTGTTAAGGATGGAAAGAAGCACGAAAAGCAGGAAAAGGCTTTGCAGATCCTTACAGACAATGAGCACGCAGAGTTTTTGTATGGTGGTGGTGCTGGTGGTGCTAAGTCGTGGACTGGTGCTGCCTGGCTTCTTTTTATGTGCCTTTGTTATCCAGGTTCCAAATGGTTTATTGGGCGAGCTGAGTTAAAGCGTATTACCCAATCTACCTTAATAACTTTCTATAAGGTTTGTAATCAATACGGAGTAGAAGATACTTTGTATAAATACAATGGGCAGTATAACTATATAGAGTTTTACAACGGATCCCGTATAGATTTGCTGGATTTGATGTATAAGCCTGGAGATCCTTTTTATGAAAGATACGGATCTATAGAATATACTGGCGGTTGGATAGAAGAAGGTGGAGAAGTAAACTTCGGTGCTTATGACACTCTTAAAACTCGTGTAGGTCGCCACTTGAATAATGAGTTAGGGTTAAAACGAAAGTTGTTTATCACGTGTAACCCTAAAAAGAACTGGATGTATGATACCTTTTACACTCCATTCAAGAAAGGTATATTGCCTGAGTATATGTACTATCTGGGTTGTTTGGTACAAGAAAACCCCTTCATAGATCCAGACTACATAGAAGGTTTGAGAACAACCAAAGATAAGGTTAAAAGAGAGCGTTTGCTAAAAGGTAATTGGGAGTATGACGACAACCCCAATGCGCTTTGTTCTCACGATGCGATCACAGCCATTTTTAATAATCTGCTATCAATAACCAATGGGAAAAACTATATAACAGCAGATATAGCCCGATTTGGATCCGATTACGCCCGGATTTGCGTTTGGGATGGTTATACGATCATAGACTTAAAATGCTTTCCACTAAGTAAAACTACGGACATACAGAAATGTATTCAACACTTCCAGAAAAAATACAGAATACCTAAATGGCGGTGTATCGCTGATGAGGACGGTGTAGGCGGTGGCGTGGTGGATAATTGCGACATACAAGGCTTTGTAAATAACAGTCGTGCTTTAAAGGATGAGAACTACCAGAACTTGCAAACACAATGCGGTTACAAGCTGGCAGAACACATAAACGCCTCAGAGATTGGGATCAATGAGGAACTGTTAAGCTCGGCAGACAAAGAGCAAATTATCCTTGAACTGGAGCAGTTGCAAACATGGGATGTGGACGGAGAAGGCAAATTAAAGCTAAAACCGAAAGAGGAAATCAAGCAGGAAATTAGATGTTCTCCAGACTGGCGAGATGTGTTTTTAATGCGCTGTTGGTTTGACTATAACGAGTATGATATACCAGATGATATAGAAGCAAGATTAGGAGTTATTTAAAAATTTGAATTATGGGATTTTTTAATGTTATCAAGAATGAAGTAAAAGCTGCTGTAGGCTATCAGCAAAATTTTACGTCTTTGTTGGAGGCTAAGGATATTTCAAGAGCCTTGAACTATATGCAAGATCGTTCCGGCTTTGCTGAAAAAGCCTTGCTGGAGTACAAGGTAGAAAACCATGAGGTTATGAAAAGGCAAGATAAAGCCGTTTATGATAAGAAAGGGAATTTCCTTAGATGGCAAAAGCGTTGGAAAATTCCTATCCCCTATCAGTCTTTTATCAATGAAATTGCGCTTGTTTTCTTATATGGCAGACCAGTAAAATGGACGCAAAGAAGCAAGGGTACTGATTATGCTTTTGAGCAATATATAAAACTGCTGGAGCGTTTACGCTTCAACGCCAATGTAAGAGAGGCTAAACGTGTTGCTGGTGCTGAGGGTACTTCCGCTATGCTATTTCATGTGTTCCGAAATAAAGAAGGAAAACCAGATGTATTATTGAATGTGTTATCTAAACAAAACGGTGATGATATTTACCTTATCAAAGATCAGTATAAGCGTATGACTGCTTTTGCTTGGGGGTATTATCTGAATGAATCCGGCAATCGGAGCATTTACCATGTGGATATTTACAAAGATGATACGGTTTACTACTGTAAGCGTGTTAGTGTAGGTTGGGAAGTGAAGGCAATCCCTAATGTGATAGGGAAAATTCCCGTTATCCTCTTTGAACAAGAGTTAGAGCATGAAGGAACACAGCCCATGATACACCGTGTAGAAAGCATGGAATCTACAGATGCAGATGTAAATGATAGATTTGCTAACCCGGCAATGGTAGCAACCGCAGAAGTGCTTAACAGCTTGCCTAAAGCAGAAGAAGAGGCAAAACTATTCATTCTAAAGAATGGTGGTAAGATTGAATACCTTACATGGGATCAGGCTTCACAAAGCAAGGCAAATGAATACGAACGGCTGGATAAGCATATTCTTTCAAAATCTTTCACTCCTAACATAGATTTTGACAATATGAAGAGTTTGGGCAATCTGTCTGCTAAAGCTATCAGAAAAGTAATGCTTCTTGCAGTGATTAAAGCTGAGAAACGAAAGGAAACCCACGATAATTACATGAATAGAACGGGTAATTTGCTACGTGCTATTCTGGGTAATGTTTTGGACTACCAGCACAAAGCCGAATATGAAGCATTACAGTTAGGGCATGAGTTTCAAGAGCCATTCGGTGAAGATGTGAGCGATATTCTTGCTGATATATCAAAGCAGTATAACGATGGAGCGATGAGCCGACAAACTTATGTGGAAATGAGCTACCTTATCAAAGATGCAAAAACGGAAATTGAGCGTTTGAAGCAGGAAGATTTAGAAGCCATAGCTAAACAGCAGGAGTTAAACAGAATAGATGTGTTCGGTGGAGGTGAATAATGGCAAAGAAAGTAAAACTATCAGAAACAAAGTACCATTGTAGGGATTGCAAGCACTCTTACGACTGGCACGAGAAGGATTATAAAGGTGAGTTCTTCCTTTGTCGGTGCCCTTTCTTCAAATACTCTAAATTCTTAAACAAAGATCACTGTGAACACTTTGAGTTAAAGCGCAATGGCAAAAACTAAATACGTCAATTCCACGCAGCTACAAAAAGAGCTGTTTAAACGTACAGAAGGGTACGCAGCTAATGTACGTGCGATTTATCAAAACTACTTACTCCAGATTATTAACCTGGTAAAAGGTACGGAGTTGGAAGAAGGTAAACCATTCTCTTTCTCCGAATATGGCTATAGTGATGAGGCTACAGCCATATTTAGAGAAATGTACAGCCGTTTGTATCAAGAGATAAGGAATGACGTGCAAAATGAATGGTTGCTTTCCAACCAACATAACGATGAGCTGGTAAAAAGTGTGTTCGGTGAAAACTCTATCAATGATAACCACTTTACCCGATTCTTTAAGCGCAATATGGAGGCTATGGACGCTTTCTTTGCTCGGAAAACTGGAGAAGAAGGGCTAAGCCTATCACAAAAGGTATGGAGGTACACAGGACAATTTAAAGAAGAGCTTGAAAACTGCTTGGATTTGGCTATAGGAGAGGGTACAGGAGCCAACAAGTTAGCTTCCAAAATACAGACCTACCTACAAGATCCTGATCGCTTTTACAGAAGATTCAGAATAAAGGTCGGTGAGGATGAAAACGGAAATACTGTGTATGGTCGTGTATGGAAACGTAGGGTATATGACAAAGAAACCGAAAGTTATAAATGGGTAGATGATAACCCAAAGAAATATCATCCTGGACGTGGTGTATATAGATCTTCATACCGTAATGCCCAACGTTTGGCACGTACAGAAACCAATATAGCCTACAGAACTGCTGATTTTGAACGATGGGGGCAATTAGATTTTATAATTGGCTATGAAATCAAGCTGTCAAACAACCACCCATGCCATGATATTTGCGATGAGCTTGCTGGCAAATATCCCAAAACGTTTAAATGGACTGGCTGGCATCCGAATTGTCGGTGTTACATGATCCCGATCTTAGCTGGTGAAGATGATATAGAGGATATGCTTAACAAGATCCTGGCTGGAGAGGATGAAGAAATAAGCAAGAAAGGGCAAATAACGGAGTTTCCAGATGAATTTGTACAATGGGTAAAGGATAACGAAGATCGCATGAATGAAGCCAAAACAAAAGGCACTCTACCCTATTTCGTCAAGGATAACTATACGGATATAGAAGAAATCTTGCATCCTCTCACACCTGAGCAAAAACACTACAAAGGGCTGGTTGCTCAATATGGGGAAGAAAACGTACAAAAGCTATATGAGGCTTTCGATTCATTCAAAGCAAAAATCTCTACTGGTGATTTGGAGTACCAAATCAAGAAGCTAAAGTTTGAGGCTAATTGGGTTGAGGAAAAGAATAAATTCCCGACTTCTCCCGAAATGGTGAAAATGCTTAAAAAAGAGTTGGCTATAGTTGAGGCAAAATTTCAATACCAACAAGCCGTAAATGCTGCCAAGCCTATTTTGAACTATAAAAGCAAGAGTAAACCGTTAAATTCGATTCTGGCAGAACTGAATGAGGCTATAGCCAATGAAGCGACTGCAAATGAGATACAAGCCTTGACAGCAAAAGCGACTGCCAAAATACAAGAAATAGAAAAGGCTCGGCTCGCAAAGCTGGTTAAACAAGGTGCGGACGGATCCACTTTGGATCTTTACGCTACAGAACAAGAAAAGCTGGAAATAGCACGGCTCCAATCTGAATATGATAAGGCTATGGATCTATACGGCAGTCAGTGGAATAGTGAAGTAAGTGCTTGTTATGTCCGGCTTGCTGATTATAAAAAGGAGTTGGCTTTAAAATATGTGTCAAAACAAGGCAAGCTGGTTAAGCTGAATGGAGAAACTGAGGAATTGGCAAAAAAAGCACTGGAAGAGTATATAAATGCGCCAGTTAATCATAGTGCTAATAACGCCATTGGTGGACGCTGGCAGAACTATAGTAGTGAAGCTGGAGCAATGGAGCGTTATAGCAAAAAAACGGGTATATCCGTAGATGAGCTTGCTTTGATAAACCGCTATACATACGGTTCCAAGTGGTGTAATAATTACGGTTATGGTATTGTAGATCCGTACTTTGGCAAAATACAAGATTATGGGGGATTATGCCAAAAATATTATCTGGCTTGTAATGCTGCCTTAGAAAAAATGCCTCGCTATAATGGTACTGTATTCTCAGGGATCAGCTTTGACGCAATGAAGCTGGATAAGTATATTCAAGAAATGAAAGCGTGTCTATCATCCGGGCAACCCTATGTAAACAAAGCCTTCATGTCCTCTACTACCAATATTGATAGAACTGCCATCTTTGGAGATAATCTAATGCTGGTTATCAAAAGTAAGAAGGGTGTAGATGTAAAAGCCATTTCCCATTATGCAAGTGAAGATGAAATTGTGTTTCGTGCCGGATCCCGTTTTAAGGTGCTGAATGTTTATCAGGAAGAAACACGAAAATACGGCTTTGGAAAAGGCTGGGTAGTTGAGCTGGAAGAGATATAAGAAAGAGCCATTGCCAGCGTTGGTAATGGCTCTGAACTGCCCTAAAGCAGCTATTATCAGCTCTCAACAGATAATCTAATTTTCCCAATTTCTCCAATCTATACGCCCATATTGAGTATAATTGATCGGTATAACAACAGTTAAGGTTTGAGGGGTATATCTACTTTTAAGTTCGTACATTTGAGTAGTATATTTATTCCAGAAATCACGTCTATAACCTCTCTCATAATAAAAAGCAACTACAAAATACTTACCTACTGGTAACGTTATCTCTTTAGTTTCATCTTTGGAAGATTCAACTTCATATATTGGGGAAATCGTAGAACCGTCTTTCAATAACAAACGGCTTTCATCTATCAACATGGTATATATAGGATCTTCTTGTAGCTTGGTGTATTGGTAATAAGAATCAAAACCAGTATTAAATGTTTTTCCGTCAAAAGTTGAGGCTTTATCTGGATCGAAAAAGAGAAAACGGATAATATCAGTTTGTTTATCCGCATACTCTGAACTGGAAGTTGTTGTATAGCCGTTTATCCATACTTCTTGCTGAGTTTTATTAGAATAATCATCCTCTTTAGTGGAACAACCAACTACCAGAATAGCCAGGCAAAGAAATACTACATTTTTCATATCGTGCAATTTATAGGTTAATAATCCATTAAAAATGCTACCCATAAACCCACAAAAAAACGTGGGCTTACTCTGCACGATCAAGAGGGACGACCAAGTACCCAACAGCCCATACAAGAGTAATGCCCACGCCATAGCGCAGGCATTAGCACATTGTTTCTGAGGGCTGTTTGAAATTTTGGTCGTTTTCTTGATCCTCGCAACAATAGCCAATGCTATATTAGTTCATATTTTATTTCTAACTGCAAATATAGTGCTATTTATGAGAAAATTAATCCGTTTATGTTATTAATTTAGGCACGACACAAAAAAAGAGGAAGGCTTTACACCTCCCTCTTACCTGTTTCAAACGATTTTTCCCAGTTGGTTGTATCTCCTTCTGGATTCGGGCTTTTACCTGGTAAATGCTCTGATAATAGTTGCTCTTTCCATTCCTTGTACGCTTCATCTAAAGGCTTTTTTGTGTCGCAAGCATCCAAGTAGGAATAATGAAACTCCTTCTCATACTCCCAAAAAGAAGCTGCCAAAGGGTGAAAAGTATCACTTTTATACGGATTCTCTTTTTCTCCTTTGTACCAATGGTAATTTGAATAATCTTCCGTTATGCCAGAAAAGAATCCGGCTTTGTTCCAGTTATCAGCCATCTTATTTATTGTTTAAGTTATGATAGAAGTTACCTATAACATCAAGCATATCAATAGGCAACAAATTGAATACATGATCTACTATTTCTTTAGGGATCTCATAGATAGCTGCTGCCATAGATCCTACAATAGCACCGATAGTATCGCTATCACCTCCCCACGAAATAGCCTTCCTTATTGCATCCTCAAAAGAATTACTGGAAATGATAATTTTCAAGCAAATAGGTACAGTTCCCTGGCAAGTTTCATCAAATACCCCAGCGTAATAGTTTCCGATCATAAACATAGGATAGTACGTTTGCATTTCGTTTTCAAGCCCGGATAGGTTTTTGGTAGTGCGCAAATAGTAAATAGCGTGCGCAATCGCTACAGCTCCTTTTATGCCTTCCGGGTGGTTATGGGTTACGATAGCGGTTTCTTCCGCTTCTTTCTTCACTCTATATAAGTCGTCAAAGAACCAAGCTACGGGGCTAACCCTCATTGCAGAACCGTTACCGAAGCTATTATATGGTTGTGGTGTATCTGAGGCTATCCAACGTGCAAAGCTGTTTCCGTATGCTCCTTTAGGGTTTGGATATTTTCTACACCATTTCAGTAACGTATCTTCGTAGTGTTCCCCATTGTTGATAGCGTCCGCAATAGCAATAGTACAAATCGTATCATCTGTAAAAGTGCTTTCTTCCGTAAACAACTCAAAGTTATAATTATCCGTATTGTTAAACTCAAATCGTGAGCCTACAATGTCACCTATTATTGCACCTAACATTGTTATTCCTCCAACTCTGTTATTATGGTTTGCTTTATTTTTTTTATCTCGGATCCAGGGAATTTTACAGCTTCTTTTTCTGCAAGTTCTCTATAGCGGAAAAGGTGTACATCATCAAATGTACTGAGGTAATAGCTTGTAAATTGTGGCTCACTCCATTCACTCACATATTGATCTCCACATTGAATACAGAACTCATGTCTTATCCTCTCTTTTTTCATAAACTACCTCCTTTTTTAAAATTACCTCTAAAAGTTTTTTTTCGCTTAATAAATCCCATACGGATTGTACAATACTTGTTTTGATACTCAACCCGACTTAGATCTACGTTCCAAAGACTTTCTTTCTTGATACCTATTTGTTCCTCTGAAAGCTCGTCAAAGATCGCAGCAATAGAGCCGAAATAGAAGTGTCTTTTTCCATTGTACGGCTCTCTCAATTCTACATGAATAACTTTCGGTAACTTCATAATCCATTCCATTTATTAAAGCGTTCTAATCTGATGCTTTAAAATTATATATTGGCTTTATCGCATCAATGATCTCAACTGTATCAGTGATAGCATTTTTTATCTCTTCCATAGACTTATACGCTTGTGGGGCTTCATCTATTGTCGCTCTACTTACAGAAGTGGTATATATTCCGTTCATAGATTCTTGGTATTCCTCCATACTAAGCAACTCCTTTGCTTTACTCCTACTCATCAAACGTCCGGCTCCATGTGGGGCTGAATAGTTCCAGTCCGGGTTTCCCTTCCCAACACAGATAAGGGAACCATCACGCATATTTATAGGTATTAATAGCTTCTCGCCTAATTCAGCACTCACAGCACCTTTTCTAAGGATCATACGGCTAAAATCAATATAGTTGTGTATGGTTTCAAATCTATTTACCTCAGTAAATCCCATCCCATTAATGATAATCGCTGCCATAGTAGCACGATTAAGTACAGCAAAACGTTGCACTATTGCCATGTCATTAATATAGTCGTGAAAATCACCACCTGAAAGATGTGCCAACTCTTTGTCCTTACCAGGAATTGAAATATTCTTAATCGCTTCCTGAATATCCCTTTCCCTGCCTTCTGCTTTCAATCTGGCAATAGTATTGCGTACTTCAATCGCCCGATCGCTTTCTGTATTTGCAGCCAAATTTTGATAGTGTTTACAAACATCGCCTCCCAACTTTCTACTACCAGAGTGAATAACCAAATAGTACCTATGGTTTCTTTCTGAATAGTCCACCTCTATAAAATGATTACCGCCTCCAAGTGTACCGAGTGAGAGATAAGCTCTATTTAAATCTACTTGCTTCGCACATCGTAGGTTTGAAAAATCAAAATTTGCCTTTTGAGTATCATGTATATTAAACCCATTGGGAACCATTTCCCTTATGACGGAATCCAATTTCTCACAGTCTATATATTGATCTGCCAATTCTACAGTAAGCATACCGCAACCAATATCAACACCTACCAAGTTTGGCGTTACTTTATCGGTTATTGTCATTGTAGTACCTACAGTACACCCCTTACCAGCATGGCTATCCGGCATTATTCGTATAATAGAGTTTTCATAGGCAGGATAATTAGCCAGCCTCTTAATCTGATCGTATGCTTCGTTCTCAAAAGTTTCAGCAAAGATCTTGACTTCCTTTCCTGAATGTGTTCTAATTATTCTCATGTCAAATACAAATATAGTTTATTCTATTAAGTATAACAAATAAAATACTACTTCTTTTTACTTAGTAAAGTAACGTGCCGTTTTAGTTCTTTATGTAGATACTTGTTTTCGCTCTGTAGCTCTTTTATGATAGAATTACGCTTTTCAAGTTCTTTGTTATATCGTTCACGTTCAAATTGAGCAAACGTAAGATCCTCATTCCTACAAGTACAATCCCGTATATCATTGCTCAAAACAACAGCCCAACAATAAGGTATTAAGACTTTGCCAGCTTGCTTATCGTATATGTAATGGCACTTACTCATAAGTTTATCCTTTCATACGTCCTAAGAAGGATAGTTTTAATACATCGTATTGCTGACCTATAACGGCAAACTCCAACATAGCGTTATTATCCAAAAGATCGTTAATCCTTAAAAGTGGATAATCTTCTCCAGCACGGCTTACATATCCCTCTTGTGAAATATCATCTATTATGCGCTCATCATCGCATTTGCCAAAATAAGAATCAAGGCTGCTTATGATATGTTCTTTCAAATAAGCCTCACTATATACAGAAGCTATTTTATCCTGTTTCCTTAGTGCGTATCTCATAATTCATCTTTATCTCCTAATTCAGATAATGCTTGTTCAAACTCTTTGAGTTTCTTAATGGCATAATCTCTACGATAAGTAATTATATCACGAGTTGTGTAATCTATATAGAATCGGTCTATAAGATGTTGAACATAAAACCTTTCAGGCTCTTCGCAATGATTTAGTAGAATTACATAATTCGTGTTTCGTGGGTGGAAACATAGGAATCTATAATAATTTACTTTGCCACATGAACATTCTATTAATCGCTCATCTATCTTTAATTTCTTAATATCTTCAGTATTTAATATTGGCTTCATTTTTCAACTCCTTTCGGTTTGTTTATGGGTTTCCAGTGGGTTATCCTATATTCGTTGGCAATATCTGTTATTCGTTCCAAATAGTCCTCTGCCCAACCAAATTCCCCCCAAGTAGATGTTAGGTAATCAGTGTACCATTCGCCATCATCTAAATTCTGATATTCCACACGAAGGATGCAATTTGTTCCGATTTCCGGCATAGCTTCCGTATCATCTTTACACTCGTGCCAGTTCTCAAACTCATTAAACCGTCTTGCGATCTCTTCACAAAGAATGTTTGAGCTTTCCACATCGCCTAAATGAATTTCGGCTATTGATAAGTTCCATTGGTCTTTAATGCACAATTCGGCATCCATTTCATCCTCTCCGAATATTCGTTTGCCCCTTGCTGGAATGCAAAGCATTTTCAATGTACCAGTTTCTAATTCACCTTTGGCATACTGCCAATTCAATTTTATTTTTGTCATTTCACTTTCTTCTTTATAGTTTTGATAGCCATTGTTCATAAACCCGTGTAGCCACTTGCGCCATCATAACAGGCGGCACACTCATACCACAAATGTAATGCGGTGAAAAGCCGCAAAAATCATAGTCTTGTGGAAACGTGGAAATATTGCACACTTCGGCAGTTGATAGATAAACAGGCTTCTTAAATGGAATTGCACTATCAGAATGAGCCGTAAGCGTGTTGCAAATTTCATCCTCATACAAATAACATTGATTGAAAAATCCTCTTTTGCCTGTCAGCTTCCGATAAGCATTTGACATATCAATATCCCCATGTGTTCTATTATCAAACATTTCTTTCATGCGCTTGCCGTATGGTTTGCCCATGTAATCCGCAAATTCTCCGTAGCAAATCCCCGGCTCGTTGAAGTCCATGCTAATATGTGGCTCAACATTGAAGAGGTCAGACACTTTCAAGAAATTCACGCCCAAATCATGCCTAATACATACAAAGAACACCCGGTTTCGCATTTGTGGAACACCCATCTTTGACGCATCCAGCAAGAAATGTTGGCAATAATATCCGGCATCTTCAAAGTCCTTGTAAATGCGCCTTACATAATCTATGGCATTACCCATAAGCAAGCCTTTCACATTTTCCGCTATCACAACCTTTGGTTGCAGTGCCTTTGCCAAAGCTATGAAGTCGAAGAAAAGTGTATCAAGAACTTGTGCCGTTTGCCCCTCTCTGAACACCTTTTCTTTGCCCCAATCCTTTTCACGGTTGCCAGATAAGGAGAAAGTGGAACATGGGGGTGAGCCGTCCAAAATATCCAAGTTGTAAAGTTCGGGCGGTAGCTCTCTCTCTCTCTCTCTCTCTCTCTCAATTCTCTTATATCCCCTAAAAAATTGAACCGTGGTGCATGGTTGGTTACATACACCTGATTCACTTTAGGGTCTATTTCATTGCAACCTATCACATCAAACCCTGCTAACTTGTAGCCCATAGTTGAACCGCCACCACACGCAAAACAAGAAAACACCTTGCCTTTGTCTTTAGTGAAATTGGCTTCTGCCAGCTTCCAGTTATAAGGGAATTTATGAATTTCCATTATTGCACCTCCTCATCTTTACACATAACGACATCGCCACAAATATAATCCCAACCAAAAATAGCATTGTGTTTATGCGCTATTTCTGTGGCTGTTTCGTTGGAATCTAAAACGTCTTTCCCATTATCATTGATTACGAGAATATCCCCATTGTGTAGGTTTATAATATCAATGTAACCATCTACGAACTTTTGCAGTTCATCCAGTTGGAAGTCCAGCCCGTTTTGAGGTTGGATTTCCAATTTACTTCCGTCTGTCTTTATCAGTGTTGCCATCTTATTTTGCCTCCTTTCGTTTTAGTTGAAGTTTTACCTTTTCGGCATCAAACTCATAGTTCATACACTCAGTAAAGTTTCCCATTATAAGCATTAGAGGGAAGAGCATACCATGCTTACATCCTCTTCCAAATTCGTCTGATGCTGCCTTGCATGAATCACATCTATAAATGTCTTGTACTGTTACTATTGCCATTGTGAGCCTTCTTTCTTGCCTTGTGAACGCCTTTAGTATAATTGCGTTCAACACGTCTAACGTCATTGTATTTTGCTTGCGCTGTAGATTCTATCATGTGGGGCTTTTCGTTTCCCACCCAATGAGCATCCGGGTGTTCCTGCTGTATTGCCGCTAAAATTGCATCTTTCAATATTCCCATATCCTAAAATTTTATTGGTTGATACACACGCTTGTTGGAACGAGTAGTTTATAAGTCGTCCCGTTGGGAAAACCATCTTTAATGGCTTCTTTTATCTCTTTTGCGGATGGAACGCTGTTGCGCACTCCAAACTCAATCTTTCCCAAACGTCTGCCGTTATGGTCGAAAATGATGTAAGTGTATTCATTCATAATTCTGAAATTTACTTGGTTACTACTGTTACAAATTGGCACTTTGCCCAAAGCGTAAAATCATTGCTGCTTATGTACTTCTGATTTTTGGCTTCAATGGCTTTTGCTTGTTTTTCGCTAATCTCTTTGCCTTGTAAATAATATTTTTTCATACGGTGTTGCATTGTGGTAGCCAGTAGGCTACCTGATTATTATATAGTAAATTCACGTTTGAAGTCTTCATCATCTTTAATGTATTCACTCAATGCAGATAATAGCCCACGTTTACTTCCACATTTTGCAATACTGAATAACCCGTTATTCTTCTGTTCGTCTGTTGCGATGAAGATGTAGCCATCTTTAACCTCCGGCTTGAATGACTTAATTTGCGATTTTAATTTTCTGAAATTGATAGCCATATCTTATTTTCTTAGAATTTCATCAAGTATTTTTTTATCAGCATCCCAAAGATTGTACCCTTTGGCAATTTTTCTTCTGATATATTCTTTTTCTCCAATCATAGCGATTGCTTTTTCTCTTAAATCTGATGCACTCCACTTTTCGGCTTGTTCTATAAGAAAGTTTGCAAGACATTTGCGTTCTTCGTAAAGTTCACGAACTAACACCGTTTTTTGCTCTATTTCTTTCAGAGCTGCCGGGTTTTTCATCCACAATTTGCAAAACGCATCTTTATCAAGGTCTGTATTCATGTAGCAAGTTTCAACCTCTGTATAGTTGTCCGCTGTTAGCTTCAACTCGGTTCTTTCTTCAAATTCTTTCTGTGTCATATCTGAATGTATTTAGTTTTATATTCTTTTCGTGTAACTGTTTTTATTACGTTGCAAATATATGTAACATTGGTAATATTACCAAATGAAATAGGTAATATTTTCAAGTGATATTACCAATATTTACCAAGTAAAACATAGAAATATTATCATTATCAGATATATAGCTTTTCAAAAACACTGCAAAATAATTTCAGAAAAAGCATTTTTTAACATTGTGGGAATGTATGCTTTTTGATTTATTCTACTTATTAAAATAGATATTTTAGGATTATAGCTCTGATTTTGAAGAAAACAAGTATAAAAAACATTGGCGTATATATACACCGTTATTGAAAATATTACCTACATTTGCAGTATAACTAAAGTAATATTGATATGAATAAGACACTCTTTAAGAAAGTCAAAGACTTATGTAAGGACACTGGTTTATCAGAGAAGTACCTTACTGCGATAACCGAAAAAATGGGTGGCAGCATTGAGGATGATTCTACTGATGAAGCGGAAATCGAAAAAGTAGCAAACCAAATAGCGGATGTGGCAAAAGAAAGTCAAGGAGAAGCTACCAGGTGGGCTAACAAAGCGAAGGAACCAAAGGAGCCAAAAGAACCGAAGGAACCCAAAGAACCTAAAGAACCGAAGGAGCCAAAGGAACCTGATAACGATCCAAACAAACGGATCTCCGAACTTCAAGCGGAAATGGATAAAATGAAACAAGAGCAAGCTAAGAAAGATCGTGAAACAGCCGTTCAAGCAGCTCTTAACAAGCATGGTATTCCCGAATGGAGAAGAAAAGGTTTGGTTATTCCTGATGAAGAGGATCCAGATGCTTATTGCGCTGGTCTGAAACAAGACTTAATAACTCAAAACCTTATTTCGGAAGATCCAGAGAGTGTAAAAACAGCAAACGCAAAGAATGTTGAAGAGGCTTCTGATGCGTTGCTGGAATCAATTATTGTTAAATAAATCATTTTACAATGAAACGAACAAAAATCTCATTTGTCGGTGAAAAACCGATTTTCACAGGCAGTCCGCAAATTGTACCAGGCGGTTTTAATCTGGATCGGGAGAAACAGCGTTTTTCTGTAGGTGATATTATCCCTGCCGGAACACTCGCTATTTTCGATGAAGTTACAAGAAAGGTACAGATTGTAAAAACAGCGAAGGTTAAAGCTATCGGCACAAAGGATAAGAAAGTTATCACTTTGTATTCAAATGGCTATTGTTCACCCTGCTTTTCTGTTGGAGATAAGCTGTTACAAGCTAAATCCGTTAGTGGAACTTTTGAAGATGCACCTTCTATTGTGTCTATTGAAAAGCCTGGTGTGTCAAACGCTCCGTATGTAATTACACTTTCTGCTGAGATCTCAGGTTTGGCAGTAGATGATGTGCTTGTAGAGGTTGTTGAAAGCTCTACTAATGCTGCTGTTATTGGTGAACCTAACTCTTTAACAATCGAAGAAGTTACTGTAAAAGAGTTTGAAACAGCCATAGATGTTACAGAGGACACTATGCAATATGCTGTAATGGAAAGACGTGTTTTGCCTATTCCCGACAGCATGAAGGATAGCACGAAACGCTATTTAAAAGCGAACTCTCACATTCGATTGTCGCAAACTTATTAAAAGGAGGTGCTAAATGAAATCTATTTATTCAACTTTTACAGGTTTGTTTAAAGATGGCAAACCTATTGATTTTCTCGCAACGTGGAAAAAAACACTGGATAAGGCTTCTGAACGTGAAGTAGCATTGTTCCAGAAAACTTATTCGGATGAGTGGTTTGATTGGGAGGCTCCGCAACTCTCTTTGAGAGCTGAGGGTATTATGGGCAAATATCATTTGCGTGTGATGGCAACCCTGATCGGTGATGAATCCCCCACTCCGTTAAGACGTTCTGACGGTTTTGATATTTGGAATGAAGAAATTCCACGTGTCGGACATAAGTTCTTTATGAAGGCTTCCACTTACCGCAAGTTGCTGGAAGTTTATAAATCTCCGTTCTTGAAAGACGGTCAAAAGGTTAAGCAGATTGAAAAGACTTTGCGTAACGATGTGGAAAACGCTTATCTGGGCTGCAAAGATACTGCTGATTTTATGATTCTGAAAGCTATATCAAACTTCGGTGTTTGTCGTTTCATTCCTTCTATCAACAACCCTGGTGGACGTGAGTTTGAAATTGATTACCTGATGGATGAAGCTAACAAACTCGTTTCAGCCTTATTGTGGAATGACGCTAACTCAAAAGCTGGCAAGTTGGATATTATTCTAACTCTTACCATGATCGTTACCTTGTTCAAAAACAAAGGTGTCGTATTTGAAGAGTTACTGATGGCTCCTGAACTGCTTGCATTTATCCGAAGAGATATTACAATTCGAGAAGCAGCCTACGGTAAGGACAAATCCGGCAAGGTTGTTACTATCCCAGACTTGAACACCTTGTTTGCTGATAACGGTCTGCCTAAAGTTCGTGAGATCACCCGTCTTGTGGGTATTGAAAAGGACGGAGAACGTGAGCCGTTAGATCCCTGGAATCACAATATGATTGTATTTAAACCTGCTGGAAAGATTGGCTTTATCCAGCCTTCTATTGAAGATAACGAGCTGTTTGAAGAGGACAATGTAGATTACATGAACGCTGGTAACGGTATTCGTATAGCCAAATGGCGTACTGGTGAATCTACAGGGCAAAAGGCTGGTGAATATACACAAGGATCTGCCCGTTTGATCCCGGTTATCACTGAAATTAACGGTATTGTCTGCTTGCAAGTTAGAGGCTTTGAAGAGCCGGAAGAAGCAGTAGAGGGAGTAACTTTTTATACGAAAGAACAATTCGATCAGAAGGCAGCAGCAGCTTCTTTGGTCGGCTAAAAACGATGCAATATGGTAACATTAAAAGTATTAAAGAAGTTCCAAGATAAGGACAACAAGGAGAAAATTTACCAAATCGGTGAAACTCTATCAACAAGCGATTTGGATCGTGTAAATAATCTTGTTTCACGAGGAATTTGCAGTATTTCTGCTATCAAGGAGGCTAACAAAGAAGAAAAGAAACCCGAAAAAATTAGCCTTTTTGATAAAGAGTTTGAAATCGGTGCTGTAAAAGGTGCTTTGGCTGAGATTGGCGTTTCAATCAATAAAAATGCTGGCGTTCAAGCAATCACCAACAAACTCGGTGAACTTACAGAAGAGCAAAACAAGGCTCTTTCTGAAATCTTATGTAAAGAGTAACCTATGACGAATTTAGACGCTATCCGTGCTTTATGCACTAAAATATGTTCCGGCTTCTACCCGGATCAGAATGTACTTGAATTTACCCTTTTGGATAATGGTATAGATCCTTCTAAAAACTTCATCCCCAAAGATGTTGAACTGGTGAAGG